CGTAGAAATGAAAAAATTAAAGAAATAATGAAGAAAAATAAATGTTCATTAATAGAAGCATCAAGAGAAATTAAAGCTAAAAAAATGAAATATTGATTTAAATTTAATTTCTTTATAAAAGATATAGAAATTAAATGGCTGTACGTTTTCAAGCGTTTAATGAGATAGAATGGGCTAAGCAAATTCTTCATAAAAAAGCAATAGAAAATCTAAAAAAACAAGCAAAAGAAGAGAATGAAATAGCAGAAGATTTAAATCAAAAACTTGGACAACCTCCTGAAAAAAATTTATTATTACCATTTACAAGTAATTATGAATTAAGTCGTGAAATAAAAAATTTAGATAGAGTAGTTAATATTATTGAAGAATCATCTAATCAAATAAAAAGAAATTTTACAATTATTGATCCTAACCCAGGACCAGGTAAAGATCAAAATGGAAACCCAATACCTGCACCTGACCCAATTTATCCTATTATTCCAGGTATGCTAGATAATAGCAATTTTAATGATTTTTATAAAAATGCAATTTTATTAATAGAATATCAAAAAAAAATTAGTAGAACAATTCAACAATTAAAAGAATCTACCCAATTATATTCTCAATTATTAGGGAAAAAATTACAAAAAGTATTTAATAAAATTAATAATATAGAAAACTCAATTGAGTTTTTATATTTAAAAGATATAGATGGAGATGTTATTAATGAATATAAATTTAGTGATCCTTTAGAAATTAAAAGAGCTTTTCCCGAAATAAATGAATCATTAGATAAATTTATTCAAATATATTTTCCATTTCCAAAAAGTAATAAAGACTTTCGAAATAATGTTATTGTTTCTATTAGTACACTTTTAAGTGAAATTTTTGATAATTTTCAAGAAATAATCTCTGAATTATCTGAATTTGTTAATGAATTAACTTCTCGTTATGGTGCTGGAATTGGATTTCGTGGTGGAACAATTCATAATAATAATTTTAAAGATAATTTTCGACATGGTGGCTTTATTACTCCAACAAGAGAATATATAAAACATAATGATGATGATATTCCACAAAGATATCGATAAATAATTCTATTTAAATATTATAAGAATGTCGTGTTTAGAAAAATTACAAGTTAAAGGAATTAGTATTGATAAAGAATGGTGTTCAGGATTTGTTAATGTTGGTCGCTATAAACATTTTCGAGTATGTGTTAATTCTGATTCAAATTTAGAAGTTCATTTTATTTGGTCAACTGATGGAATTAATACTGGTGTAATTACATTACACCAATTTACTAAAAATATGTGGATAACTAATAAAGTTGATGTTTTAATGCAATTTGTAAATTTACGAATTATTAATTTAGGAAATAAACCTAATACCAGAACAATAGTATCTGTACTTGGACGAACAGCATTAATAGATGAATCTAAACATGTAACAATAAGTATTCCTGAAAAAGAAGAAATTAAAGATAAGTTTATACCATTACCTTTACCATTAGTTGAAAGTCCAAAACTTGAACTNGATAAAATAGAACCAATTGAAGATATTAAAGAACCAGTAAAAGAACCATTAAAAGAACATAAAGTAAATAATGTTTTANATAGATTTATTCCAAAAAGACGAAATAATGTTCCATTACCAAAATCATTATCAGAATCAAGATTACCCAAATATATTCCAAAAGGGAGTTTATTAATAGGTGGACCTGCAAATTCTATTATTACATTACAGATAGGTGCACCAGGAGATTATTTACGAATTGGTTATGATGGTAAACCTTATTGGTCATCAGATTAATTACTTAGTTGATCTACTAATAATTTTAATTGATTTCGTTTTAGTCCTGTAATACGAATTTTAACATTTTTTTCTTTTGCTAATTGTTTAATAAGAGCTTTTAATTCTGCATTTTTCATTGATCTTAATTTTTTTTTAGTCATTCCAGATCCAACAACTGAAGTTTCTTGAGATATTGGTTCAGAATCTTTACCAATATCTTTATTACCAATTTCAAAGTTTTCAGGTAATTTTTGCATTACACGTTCAGCCAAATGATTATCTAATACATTTAAAGGATTTGTACTTTTAATTTTAACTTCACGTCCAGTATCTTTTTGTATTTTTTGTAATAATGCAACAGGATCAGTATTTACTGATACATCATATTGATTTTCACGTCTTTGTCGACCTTTAAGAACATCACCAGGTGTCACAGGTTTACCAGATGTAATAATTTCATCAGAATCACCACCATATTCAGTTGCTAAATATGCACCAAGTGAACTTCCAAGTGTAGATATTTGATAACCTAATTTTCGATATTTTTCTTCAGCTAACTTTTGAACTTTTTGGGAAGTCTTAAATCGCTGATTATTTTTTTGACCAAAGAATAATTTTACATCAGTCCAAGCATCATCTAAATCAGCTGATCCTCGATGATAAATAATACAATGTTTTTTCTGTGGGTTAAAATAAACTTGAACCCATTTATTAGATAATTCATGATCAACTTTATAATCACCTACATCAGATAATTGTTTTTTAGCATTTGATGAAGCTCGAGTAAAATCAGCAAATTGTTTAGCTGTGACTTTTCCTCCACGTCTTTGTCTTTTCCAACGATATAGATCTGACATTATTATACAATAATTTCAGAAAATAAAATTATTATTTATCAGTAATATAGTTTAAAACATATGCACCTTTCTCATACATAACCACAGGCGGATATGTTTTGTGTACAGTCACCCAACGTGATTTAGAATGTAAATTTTTTAATTTTTCAATTTGTTGTTTAGTTAAACCAAAATAATTATGCATTAAATAATGTAATGATAATGGGGATGTAGAAAGCGGAAATACAGTCACAGAATTACATTCATTTAAAATAATTTTTGTACGTTGTTTATCAGTTGATGTATGTCGAATAATAATACATGATGTTTTAGTATGTCTTCCTGTCATTAATATCATATTTAGAATTCCTTCAACTTTTTCATATAGTTTTTTATTTTGAAATGTATCATAATCATCAAAAATAACTAATGAATTTGCGAAATCATTAATATTAAATGGTGTCAATAAAAAAGCATCTGAGAATTTAATTCTTTTTAAGCCAGGTAATTTATCTAATGTTTCATCTTCTTCTAAAGCTGAAAATAAATAAATTGAATTATTTGGAAACATTTTTTTATATATTCTACAATATTGCAATGTGTAATATGATTTTCCACTACCTGATTGTCCTGTAATATATAAAATCCATCGAGCTTTTGATCGAGATGGTACATGTTGTAAATGTTCATTATCTCGACATTTAAATTCTTGCATTGCACCAAGCTCTTGTTTAACTGATAAAACAGCATGTGGGTCTTGTATTATCTTATTTTTTTCATCTAAAATAATTGCAATTGTATCACCTTTTTTATCAAAATTCATTCCTATAATTATAGTTCATATTTTTTCATTAAATCCTTGAATTTTTCATTAATAAATGGTGTCCAATATTTTAAAATTAATTCAATTTGTTTACTCATATCACTTAATGAATGTTGTTGAATAATTTTTTCAATAGCATCTTTTAATTGTTGATCTGGTGCATCATTTAATAATAGTTTTATATTATGAATAACATCATTTTTATTAACTTTTCGAAATTTGTTATCAATAACTTTATTAATTAAAGCTAAATCAGATAATATTTTTCGAATTAACCCTAAATCTGAATTAAAAATATCAACAATAATTTTAACTTTTTGTTTTTCTTTATTAATTTTGTAATATCGATATTTTCGTTTTAATGCTTTATAATAATCTGATTTTTGTATATTTTTTAGATATGAAAAATATAATTCTTGTGCAACATCTTCAATTATTGGAGTTGTTGAACCTTTTTTAAAATAAAAAAAGTAATTTAGTGTGATTTCAGTAAATCGATTATCAATTAATGCTATTACATCAAGTTTTATGACAGATTTATCTTGTAATGTTTCAATAAAATTGATTTTTTTATCTTCAATATATTGAAATCCTCTTTTTAAATCTGATAAAGACCATCGAATAGCATTGCCATTTAATAATGTTCCACATTTAAAGTCTGTAATATAAACATCAGGATTCTTTTTAGCATTAATAAATATTTCAATGAATTTATTAATTATTTCTTCATATGAATCTATTGTAACACTTTCATGTAAATCAATATCACTTGGATATTTAATATTTTTATCATTAAATGAACCAATTATTTCAATATCTTTAAACTTAATTAAATTAAAGACTTGTTTTTCAGTTGTCATTCTATATTATTATGTAATATTATAATCATTTATTATTTTATCATGAGCTTTATTTCTTAATATTTCTATAAAAGCATTTGCATTATCATCACTTAATAAATCTAATATTTCATCATAGTTTGGTTCGATATTTTCAAAATATTCTAACATAATACGTTGATAACATAGATTATTTTTTGCCATGTATTCTTTAATTTTAGTTATTATAGATTTTTTCTTATTAATTTCTATATTTTTCTCAAGATTTTCTATTTCTTCTGATAGTTTTTTTAGACCACGATATTTATATGTACCACCACCTTCAAGCTTTTTTTTTTTATATCGTAATCGTTGATATACTCGTCTTCGATCATCTTTTTTTAAATTATCAAAATCAATATTTTCATTTGAACTTGTCATATCTATATAAATATTTTCTAGATTTTTTATATACAAATGCCTGAAATCAAATCTGTTTATTTATACAATAATGCATATGAGAATTTAACATATGTTTCAGAAATAATTTATGTGGCAGAAGCATCTTCATTTAGTTTTAGTGTATTTTGTTCAGTTGATTGTGTAATGTCAATTCGTCATATGATGGATATTGAACATTCTGATATTATTTTAACACAATCTCAAAATATTACAGGTGGACAATGTTTACAATTAGTTAGCCCTGTAAAATCTCGATATGTACAATTTGCTGTAACTTCAATAGCATCTACTCCATGTGAATTACAATGTCAAGGATTTTATTTTTTCTAATAGATTTTTTCTACATAAAATATATATGCCAGAAATTCGATCAGTTTATCTTTATGATTCAAGTTATAATTCAACATCATATGTTTCAGAATTAATTAATATGTCAGAAGCTACATCATATTGTTTTTCAGTATTCTGTTCTGAGAATTGTACAATTTCTATTCGACATATTTTTGATAATGAACATTTAGATATTGTTGCAACAGATTCAAAAAGTTTAATTGGTGGTGAATGTACTCAAATCTTTAGTCCTGTTAAATCACGTTTTGTCCAATTTGCCGTAACATCAATAGTTTCAAATCCATGTGAATTACAATGTGAAGCTTTTTATTTTTTGTTTTCTAAAGGAATTCAAAATAAATCAACAACAGGAGTTGAATTGTATGATGAAAATCAAAGTCAAATGAAACGATTAGAATCATCAGATAATTCTATTACAATTGAAGCTGGTAATAGTATTGATTTAAAAATTAGTAATGTTTTGACTTTAGATAATTTAACTTTAAATAATTTAACTGTAAATGGAACACAAACAACAATTAATACAACTAATATTGCATCTAAAGATAATTATTTATTATCTAATAAAGGATATGGTTCAACTGGTCCTCAAAGAGATTGTGGCTTTGTTTCAATTGTTGGAGCAACTGGAATGCAATATGATATTTTAGGTTGTACTGGAGCAAATTACAATTTCATGATTCCATATTCTGGAATGACTGGATTGTATCAAAATGATATTATTGAAATATGTAATAGTACAAATAATCTTAATGATGGAATCTATCAAATTGATGGTGTAACAGGTTATGGTACAGATTATTATGCTATTGGAATTAAAGAACATCCAGACTATT